CACCCACACAGACTGCTCGGATGGTGACAGTTTGCGTAACTTTCCGACGACCGCAATTTCAGTCTGCACGTCGCGCTTACAGTACTCAAGCATCTCGGCCACGAGCACTGGGTCCTCGCTGAACGTGCCGTCGCGCTTGGGTTTGCTCAGTAGTTGAATGAGCTTCTTGCCGCGCTTGTCTTTTTGGAAGTCTGCCCGCATAACCTCGCCGGCAGTGTCCAAGTCCTGTGGGATGTTGTTTGCGGCCGCTATGGCCATGGAGTCAATCAGTTGATCCCACTTAATCTCAGGCCACCCAAAGCGGGCGCCTACGCGGTTCCAAATGTGGTGCTCAAACGACGCATTCCATGCGGAGATTAGGCCACCATTCGCCGCATGATCTAGCACCCATGCAGGCACTTTGTCTGGGGTCCACACCTGCACGTCGTCCGCGGTAAAACCTGCGGCTATGCAAATGATTTCTGTTGTGGGGGAGGATGAATAAACATCAAGGCCGTGGACCTTGAGATCGACCCTGCTACGGGTCTCGAAGTCGATTGAAAGAACTGACATAACTGCTCCTAGGGCATGCAGACTAATCTGCGTTAAAAAAGAGCAGAGAGGTTTCCCTCTCTGCTAAAGGTCCAACCAAGGACTCACCATGAAACACACCGAAACTATATCACAGATTTTGTGCGTTTTTGAATTTCACGTTCAATGTACCATTTAGCTTTCTTCAAGTCCTCAATGGCATCCTTCTTTAAGTCACAACGCCAGATGTATTTAATCGCGTTACCTAGGTTAAACCCCATGTGTTCAGTGACTTGAATACACTCAATACCTGATGGGTGTTCAGTGTAATGCGGCGGTTTATTAACTACATCTGGCTTGCTCATTTGAAAGCGCTCAGTGCATACTGGTGCAAATGGGCCCACAAACCCAAGGCAATAAAGCCTAGGTATGCCGCGCCGATTATTCCCACCAACATGGTAAAAGCACCGAGAACGTTTTCACAAATTCGTAAAATTTTCTCTTTCATACTTGCTCCTTAAATTTCGCATACGCCGGCCACACAGGCAAGCATTTGAGCGCCTTCCACATTATCGGTGTTTTCGGCAAACTTTGCCCACTCGATTGTTGGCATTTGCGCCAACAGTGTATCGTACTCTTCCTTGGTGCACTCCTCGTAGGGTGCCTGTCTGTACGTGCCTCCGTCGTGGGGCAGGAACGACACACCAGACATTTCGTCAAAGTGGTCCCAAACAAACGCACCCACCTTGGGCCACTCGCTCTCTTTGACCGAGATGGTCACAGAGGGTTTGTGCTCACACCAGTGGCGCTGATACGTCAGCCACAGGCCTAAGTGGTCAATGGCGTCAATGTCGTCGCGTGTGGTCAAACCCTCTGGCGCCTTCTGTGGGAAGCTGAACACGATTGTGTTGTTGGGCTTCATCACGCACGGCTCGTTGGGGATGCCTTGGGTAACCAAGAACTGTGACAGCGGGTCCTTCATGTCACCGCGCACGCGGCGAATGTAGTAGGGTGAGTGGCGTGGGTGAATGCCGCTCGCTGTGTCTGTCAACTGGCTTACAGTACCACTGGGCTTAACGGCCGTAATGGCTGTTGAACGTGGGATACCAAGCAGGTCAGCAAACTCAGCGTTTGCCTCTTCAGCAACCAAACGCAACTGGGGCAACCACAACGCGGCGCCGTCTGGGTTGCTCGTAACCTTGTGGTCGTAAATGCCGGTCAAAGACACACCCAACAAACGCTCTTCCTCGGTGTTTCGTTGCCAGACCTTACGCAGGTATGGGAAGTGTGTGAACGTGGCCTGTATGGTGCCTAAAATGGCCGCCATGCGCACCTTCTGCTTCAGGCTCTCCAGTGTGTCCTCTGGGCGCACCATGACCTCTGTCAAATTACAGAACTGGTAGGGGCGCAGGATGATCTCACTGCAGGGGTTTGTGCCGAACTCGTAGTTGGGGTCACGCTTGCCGTACTTGGCCACAGCGGCCTTGGCGGCCTCGCGGTTGAAAATACCGCGCTCACCAGAATGGCTGTTGTACAGTGACGTCCACTCTTCCAAGAACGTGCCCACAGTTGGCTTGACCTCGTACACGGCGCTGTTGTTAGCCAGTGCGCGGTGGCCGGCAGTCTCCCACCAGTTACCAGACTTGGCGTGGCGGATACGCTCGTCGTTCAGGTCGGACAAAGAGATCATGGCAGAGCGGCGCACGCCACCCACCACAACAACTTCACCGATCTTGCACATTATGTCGTGGCACTCAAGCGTGTTCAGCTTGCGGCCCTGTGCGGCTTTAAAGATTTTGATTGTGAAGTGGAACAGGTCAACCAGTGGCTCTGGACCAGACGCGCGACCACCAAAGGTCTTCAGGGGCGTGCCTGCGGCGCGCACCTTGCTCACGTCCCATTTTGGGATCTCGCCGGCGTACAGGTTGGCTAGTAACAGGCGGTATGACTTGGCCCAACCTTCTTTGCTGTCGTGCACGTTGATAACGTGCGTGGACTCAAACAGGCGCTCTGGCACGTCCGGCAGTTTACTGGTGTACTTAGATTCCACAGAGAAGCCGACACCTGTACCACAGAGCAGAATGAACATGGCTTCGTCAAATGATTTGACGTCGTCCACGGGGAGGTATGAGCAGTTGTATACACATGTGTTGTCACGATCGGCGGCTTTTCCAGAAGTCATCATGGCGCGCATTGACGGCATGATGTGATGGCCAGAGATGGCATTAAAGATGTCTTGTTTCATTGAAGAATCAAGCTTGGGGGTCTTTTCAAAAACATAGTTCACGTAGCGGTTTACAGTTTCGTTCCAGTCCTCACGTCGATTTTGATCTGGCATGAACTTAGCGTAACGGCTTTTGTGAATGTATTGTTGGTATTGGTTCATTTTATGGTGATAAATTTTAGAGACAAAAAAAGCCCACGCGTGAGAGTGGGCGTCGGGTGCAACAGCGTTTATTCTTCTGCTGTTGGTTCTTTTACTTCTTCAGCGGCTTTCGCGGCTTCTAAAGCTTCTGCTTGCGGGCGGCCTTGGTCAACGATGGCCATGATGGTCATGTTCACGTCAGCAAAGGGAAGTCTACCTAACAAACTGAGAATGTGGTTAGTTTCATCGACAGAAAATTCAAGTTTGATCATAATAAATGTTCAGTATATTAAACAAATTAGGGTTGTAGCTTATAAGCTACAACCCACCAACCTACTTAGACCGCGAAGTCCGAAGCGGCGGAAGAACCACCACCCAAACGCTCGCCGTCAGACAACTTTTGCAAGTTGCTCAAACCGCAGGCAATGCCCTTGGAGCCTTGTTGGTTGTACGCATAGAACGTCAAAGACGCTCTGCCGTAGCAACCAGAATACAACTCTTCTGGGTCGATGATCGGGTTCAAATCAGAGTCTACAACGCCGGGCTTTTGGTACGTGTTGGCGTTGATGAAAAACGAATTTGCGTACGCAGGGTCGTCCTTCTCAGCATCACCATCACGCAGGCCGCCTTTAAGGCCTTTAGGCACTGTGCCACCAAAAAGCGTGGCGCTTGCCGCCTTGGCTTTTTCAAACGCCGCGTTGACTCTGTCAATCGTGTCCTTGTCTTTCTTGTCAATAATAATCGACACAGAAAACTTAGGTGTCATCCCTTCTTCCATTGCAACGGCTTTGAACACGTTGACATAAGAAAAACGAACTTTACCGGTAACCACTTTTTCACTAACTTTGGCCATCTTGGCCTCCTTGTTTACTTGTTCGAGAGCCTTTAAAAAGGGCGGCTCCCAATACCCTACTTACACAAAATCTTCTCTGGCTTTCGACGGGACCAACTTGGGCTCGCCTGCAGGTTTGACAATCAGGTCACCAAGAATATCTTGGAGGTGCCCCTTGCCCACTTGCTTTTCCAATTGTGCCACAGATTTTAAACTGGGTGTGGTGAATATATCATCAATTCCAGCTTTCTGTAACTTTTTCACCGCATCTTCTTGCGCCTCTATCTTACGATTGGTGCTTGTCTGCCCCAACTCGTAACCAGTGGGTACTATGCCATGGTCCGTTGCCTGTGTCAACATGTAATCTTCAACGTCAGAAAGCCACTTGCGTGTCTTAGCCGCGTCTGAAAGTATCTTTATCAACTCGGTTTCTGACAAGAGTGCCGGCGCCTTGAAATCAGCCGCCGCGGCCACGTTGTTAAAGTCTGCGCGGGCCCTGCACTGTGACTTGGCCCTACAGAATTGACAGTGGTTTCCTGCCATGAACTCCCCTTGGCCGGCGTGTGCCTTCTTAGCCTTGGGTTTTACTACATGCACGGCCCAGTCTTGCAAACTTTCTAGCGTCACTGTTTCGGTGGTGATGCTGTCCAGTCGAGGTTGGTGAATCGTGTATTCAACGTGGGTAATGTTTGGGTGTTCGTCTTTGTACTTGTACCAACCACCAAGGCCGTACAGCCTCAGTTGCGGGTTGTCCGCGGCGTCCACCGGCACACCCTTGCCGAATTTCAGGTCGATTACTCGAACCTTGTTCTCGCTCATTATGACCACGTCGGCTGTGCCGAAGCCATCTGGCACCCACTCACTGAAGTCCACTCGTTGCTCAAAGTAAGGGGTATCCCCCTCACCAATTTGCGAACGTACGTAGAGCACATAGTTGTCTACGTACGCCTCGAACTCTTCGTCGTAATATGGTGTTGCCTTGACCTCTGCAATGGCCTCGTTGTACTCCTTGGCCGTCATCTGTCCAAAATGCCGGCGTAGCTTGGCCTCTGCCATGGTGTGGGCTGTGGTGCCCTCTTGGCTGAAGTCAAACGCGCCTGCTTTTCGTTTAGGTTCGGGGAGTGACGCCTCTAGTCGCGCGCTGGGTGTACAAGACATCCATCGTTTGGACCCTGAGGCACTGAGTAGTGCATGTGTAGCGATGATGCTCTCCTTTATGCAAAGGTGAAAAAGCCCCTCTCGGGGCTTACGAAACGTCGGAACTTATTGCTAAGTACCGACGTATTGTTACGCCGCTTTTTTAAGCGCCGTAATCAGGTCGGTAACTGCACCTGAAAAATCCAACACGACGTCTGCTTTAACTTCAAGCTTACTGCTCTTGTCGTCGCGGTAGTCAGAGGGAAACTGCCCCCGTAGTGCAATCTCCGCCACCCTGCTGTTGAACGCCTTGTTCTCCACGTTAGCAAGCAACTGGGTTTCCCAGTACGCCTGTGAGTGTGTGATGGCCATGTCCAGTGCTTCAGCAAACTCTGGGTGGTTTTTCTTAAACGTCTGCGCGGCCGCGGAACTGATTCCGACGCTTGCAAACATCATTTTTTGGGACGCGCCTACCTTGCCCAACTCTATCAGTTGGTCGCACATCTCCGGTTTAAACTCGTATTTGGATTTCGTTGCCATGGTGTATACCTTATATTCAAAGCCTAAAAAGGCCTTTCCTATATAGAATTACCCATTTTGCGAGGGCTTTTCGACCTTCTGCACCTGAGTATTTGCGTCTCGCACCTGCGCACGGGCCTTTGCCTCACGTAATGCCTCGTTTACCACTAATCGTGTCACCGCTCCGGCCATTTCCTGAATGCGTTGCTCTTTTGGTTTTACGCCCAAAGACGCTAATAAATTTGTTGCTTCGTTTGTCATTATGCTAGTCCTTTTGTTTGCTGTTCTCTAAATTTGCGTAAGTCCCGCAATATGAAATCACGTTCTTCTTCGTTCTCGAAGTGCCATATCGACAGCACGTCTTGATCTTTCTCGAACATGGGGTGCTTGGCGTCAACCTGAATGTCTATTGTAGGCCATCCTTGCTTAACATACTCCACTATGTATCCGTTCACAATTTTAACTCCTTTCGTATTTTAGCAACCGCCGCCGCAAAATGGTAGCGCCAGTATTTTTGGGTCACTGCCAAGTCGTGGTAGTTGTACCCTGACAAATGTGCCTCAATGATTTCCCTCTGTTGAGGGGACAGCTTCTCAGCCACGACGTTGTACACGTCTTGGATGGTGTCTGGCCCCCACGGCGCCCAACCCATGCCGCCGGTGGTAGGTTCGGAGGACGAATCCTCGTGCTCAAGAGGATCCGGCTCTTCGTCTGAAAGCCTGCGGATGGTGGCGTTTACTTTGATCATTGAAGTTTGAGCGCGTTCATTAACGCGTTTTGCATATCGATCTTCCCTTCTAGCACGTCCATGACCTGACTGTCAATACTTTTTTGCATTGTCAGGTGATGAATAATTACAGGCTTTTCTTGCCCCTGCCGGAACAGGCGCGCGTTGGCTTGTAGGTAGTCTTCACTGGACCATGGCAGGTCAAACCAAACGATCTGTGCCGTGTCACCCACGTTGCACTGCAGGTTCAGGCCGATGCCCACGCTTTTAGGGTGGCAAAGTAGCACTGGGACCCTACCAGAGCGCCACAGGGCGATTGTTTTCTCGTCGTCAGGGCTGAGTAGCACCGCGTCAGGAAAAACGCCCTGAAGCCGTTTTAGGCTGTGTTTAAAGTTGTAGAACACGATTGTGGGTGTGTCGTCCAACATGTCGGTCAGGTATTCCAGTTTGGTGTCGTGGATGTGCACCACCTCCTTGGTCTCTGAGTAGATTGCCCCCGCGGTCATTTGCAGTAGTTTGCCCGTCAGGACCCCTGCCGACGCCGCGGTCAGGGTCTCTGCGTCCACCTCTACCACCATCTCTTTGCGCATGGTGTTGTAGGACTGCTTGGGGCCCTTCTCCCACTCGATGGTGTGCACAATGTCCTGACGCTGTGGCATGGTCAGATAGTCCTCCTTGCGCAGGGACACGCAAATGTCCCCAATCAGTGCGTCAATCTGCTCCTTTGCGTTTGGTCTTAGCTTCCAACTCCAGACCATCCCCGTTCTGCGATCCCTTGTGTCGGGCTCGAAGAACTTCTCCTTGTAGGAAGTCATCGATTTCCCGAGACGTTGACCTAAATCCAATATGCCGACTTGGGTCCACAGGTCTAGGTACGACTTCGGGGTCGGTGTTCCTGTAAGTATGTATCTGTGCTCGAAATTCTTCAAATGCCCTTTCAACGTCTTCCACCGTTTTGACGACGGGTTTTTGAACCTGCTCGACTCGTCGATCACTAATGTCTGCCAACGCGGCAATGAGGCTTGCTCGAACATCCAGACCACGTTTTCGACGTTGGTCAAATACACGTCCGAATCGCTCTGCAACGCTTTCATGCGCTCCTGTGGTGTTCCCACAATGAGGGCAAACTTCATCTTCTCTGTGTGCGTCCAATTTTCTGCCTCCTGTTTCCAAACGTTTTTAATGACGGCCTTTGGCCCAATAATCAGCGTCTTGCCCTCAAGTTGGCTGAGTATTGTCAGGGCCGTTATCGTCTTGCCCAGTCCCATGTCCATCAGCAGTCCCATGTGCGGCTGAGTCTTGCTCTCCTGCACTAGGCGCTGTTGGTAGGGGTGTAAATTTTTTAATGTCAACATCAATAGCCTGCTCTTTCCCTTGCTGTAACATCGTTAACAACGCGATGGCGCGTGGGGCGAGTGATGTAGGTATTTGCAGGGTCGCCAATTGGGGGCGGTCGTGCACCTCCATTATTTACCTCCTTTATCTTTTCGTGTGTCCAGTCTGCAACCTTGTACAACTCGTCTTGGGTTGCGTTCGATTTGATTGTGTTTGCTCTGTTGCTTAACCATGCCACGTTGCCTTTCACGTACCCTTTTTCAGGAATAATTTTGTCTAGGCTCGGTGAGTCTGGGCCGCTTGATCCCGCAGTGCCCGACTGCCCATAGCCCCAAAGAATCTTGGTCCTAAAAATAGGGCAGTATTCCGGCGCGATTGCACACAGGTAACTATGGTCCAACTCAAATGGAATACCTGCGGCAGTGGCGCGTCGTTTAACGTTATACATTGTTTTGGCAATGTGTATACGTTTTTTAATTTCGTGGGCTTCGTCGTCGGTCATAGTTGGTCAACGAACTCGTCTACTTCTTGCTCGCTCGCTAAGACGTGCGTGTGCACCCCCCGCGCTTGCAACTCCTTGATTATCAACTCCTGCCTTGCGCTTAGTTTTCCCTTTGGGTCTTTCAACTCCACTGGGATTACTCGGCTGTTGTGGATCACTAGCCTGTCCGGCACCCCCGTCATCGACGGGCTTACCCACTTCAGGCATAGGCCACCCTTCTCCTTCACTTTTTTTACTAACCTTTGTTCGATTTTCTTTTCGTTTTGCAATTTTGGCAACCTCCACTAAACAGGCCGTGAACATTTGACGCACCAACCATTCGGTCAGGTACGCCCGAGACTCTTCACCAAAATCCTTCACGTCTTCGCCAATGTGTTCGAGCACACGCGCCACCACGTGTGTGGCCTCGTGGGCCACCACGCTGGCCAGCAGGGCCGCGTTGTCAACACACTCGATCAGATTGAACACCACGATGACAATAGCCTCTTTTGGTGTAGAGAAGCTGTGTGTCTCCGCGATGCCCAACTCCAGTGGCGCCATGTCGGGCTGTGCTGTGATGCCGTGGTCCTTCAGCACTTTGTAAAACGCCTGTGATGTAAAGCACATCTTTACAGGCACCGGAAAGAAACCAACATCCACATGAAAATATGCGTTGCTCAAAATATCTCCTCCCGTTCAAAGTTGCTGATACTGTCCACGTACTTCTGTGCCTTCGGTTTAAGCTTGATGCCAAGGTAAACGTTGGCCAACTCACCATCAACACGAATCCTGCTTGCTGTCACGCGGTGGTCCTGCGTTGCCGCAAGAAACCTGCGCTTGAACGCCATGTCACTTCCGGGCGGTATGTTCTTTGCAGTCGCCCATTTGCGCCAACAAATAAACACGTCGTCCTTCATTGCCTTGGCATCTAGGTCGTAGTCCAGTGCGTCTGTAACGAACGACCCGATAGGGTTACCTAACTCCTCCATCAACTCCAGTAGCTCGCGCCCTGTTGTTGGTTGTTGGAACCGCTGACCCTCGCGCGCCATGCGTCGTTGCTGTCCTGCAATGGCCCAGTTAAAAATGGCAGGCAACTCTTTGGCCAACTTGTCGGCCAACAGTGTGTCCTCTTTGCCGTAGAAACTGTTGCTCATCTTCAGCACAATCATGCGCCCTGTTAACGCGTTTGAATTTTCTGTTAACTGCAAGGCCTCGTTAGAGTAGATCACAATGCGCGTTGGCAAATAACCACTCCAAGCTTCCTTGTTTTTTCTGTTCACAGTCACAGTATCCCCGCCAACAATCCGGAGCAACTGGCTCACTACAGCTCCCCTGTTGCGCTCCGGTGCTCGTGCGTCCGTGAAACTCGCTAGCAGTTTTCCTAGCCATGGTTGAAGTCCAAAAGTATCGCATAGTTCATCCAGTTGTGGCGCCACTGTGTTGTGTTGCCCCAAGAGGCTCACGAGCACCTTGTTGATCGTTCCCTTGCCAGAGCGGCGCGGTCCTATGATGTTAAAGAATTTCTGCTGTGTTGAATCACCGCTCAGAATGTAGCCGAACATCTCCTGCAGGCAGGTAATGCTCTCAGGGTCGTCGTTCCAAATGTCCTGCAAGAAACGCTCCCACGTTGGGCACGTTGCGTCAGGGTCGTAAGCAAACGGCAAACTGTTCTGCGTGAAAAACCCCAAGCTGTGGGGTATCAGCAGGTTTTGCTCGGTGTGAAAAATGCCGTTCTCAAGTGACACCAGTTTGCTCGGGTCTGGCCTGTTGTTCCCGTACCCCTCAAGCCACACCGGTGGTTTGGTGTTGGCCGTGTTAGGCAGGTGGGTGACTGCGTGCACCGCGTCTAGGATCGCAGACACGTGCGCAGGCGTTGGGTTGAACGGCATCAGGTTCTGCTTCTTGTCGTACTTCTTGCACCGGTCCAAGAACGTGTACAGCAGGGACCGCACTGTGGCCTCCTCAATGTCTTGGTAGTGTGTGCCCTTGTACTGGAACATGTCGTTTGCGTACGTGGTCAACGACGTGCCTTCCTCGCACGTGAACTGACTGGCCAAGAACTCTTTGGCGTGGTTGAGGGGCCCTCCTGTGAGCACCTTCTCCCCGTTGGCCACCACCGCGGCCTCTTTGGTCTTGTTGACCTTAAACACCAGTGAACGCAGTGTGGTGCCACCGGTGCCACCGAAGCTGTCCCACTTGGCCGCACACTGCCCTGCCGCGTATGACCCGCAGGCGCCGTCGTTATCAGACCACCGGTCCCACAACTCTAGTGCCTCGTAGTCGCCACCAAACTGGTGGTGCAGGGCCATGCCCACTGCCAACCACTCTGTGTAGCCACAGTCGGGGTCTAACAGTGTCAGCAGGTCGGTCTCAACGCGTGCTAAGTCCCACCCGTCTAATGGTGGGCTGTAGTCCGCAAACGAATCACCAGACCGGTAACTGCGACGTGCAGGCACAATGTGTTGCAGGTCCTGCTCTTGGTCGGGAATGTTGCCACCAAGTGTGTGGCCGGTCACTGTGAAGTAACGGCCCTTAGGGTAGATTTCGAGACCCTTCTCGTGGTCAACGTGCGCGGCATTCAACTGCGCGCGTGTAAAGATTTTGATGCCGGTGCCTGAGGGGCTAACCTCTGCGTAGCCTAGGACCGCGTCTTTAATGGACTGCGCTTCAGGCGTAAGAGACGTTGGACCCTGAACGGCATCCACGCAGTCGTCCAAGTCGATGCCCATGATGCCGTCGCTACCATCAAAGACAAAGCCAACACCATCGAAGCGACCTGTTTGATAAGCTTCTTGTGCATGTAAAAAATCACACCACGTTGTTGGGTTTGTAGAACTTGCGGACGACCCATTTGACTGCAGTGGTAACTTTGACCACCGCTTGTTCGACTCTTCCCCAACCTCGACTAACCTCCACAAAACCCAACGGGAGATTTTCTTGAGGCTGATCGGGATGTTCTCGAATTGAACCGCTAGTGCTGTTGGTTTGTTCATGTGTTTGCGCCTTTGTGTTTGGTGAATAGTTTATCATTTTTTGACACCTCTCAGTGTGTCGTACGCTGTTTCTCGCGCTTGCTTCATTTCCATAAGACCCATCTCGGCCTCCTTAATCTGGTCGTCCATTTCGTTGATCACCGCCTGCCCGTACTTCTCCGCGGCCTCTTCTGCTGTCAGGTCATCGCGTGATGCTTTACCGAGCACGCTGTCTTTGTCCTCCATCTCGTGGTATCCAAATTGTATAAGTCCCTGCATTTCCATTATAGTGATCACCACCATAGGCATGATTAGAACGATGGCCAGTGCTGTGATGGGGTCCAAAAAGTAGCCCGTCACTAACGCGAGTATCGCGCCAAATAAATAGATTGCGTAAATTATTTTTTTCATCCAATTTCCTGACACATTTTTAAAGCCTCGATAACCAACTCGTTTATGTTGGCCAGTATTTGGTCGCCGTCTGCCTCGTACTTGTAGTGCAGGCGCAGTTGTTCTGATATGTCCAACAGTGCAAAGATCGCGTCCTGCCCATGTAGCGCGTGCCTCAGTTTGTCCTCGTCGTCGGGGTACTCAAATTCAAGTATTGCTTTCATTTGCCGGCTCCAATGGTTTAAAAGTTAAGTGGTCTATGTTTGCGTGTTTTGCCCAAACACGTATGAAATTGCATTTGTCTCTGTCTTTGCATTCAACGCATTTGTTATTGCTTTCACTGGTATTTTTATTGTGCCATCTATGTTTGTATAACACGGCAGGCACTTTTATAAAAGGATACTTTTCAGCAAATTGCATAAACAAGTCCCCGTCTTCACACGCGCTTTTAAGTGCCGTGTTGTACCCCGCTAACGTGTCATATCCTTTTCGTCGGTACATACCAAAATGTCTCCAACCAAAATTTGTTAAATTTGCATCAGGGTATGGACTAAACACATACTGGAGCACAGTGTTTTTACTGTCTATTAAAACACTATCTGACTGGGCCAACATGGCGTCAGGGTTTTTATCAAAATGTTCAAGCATGGTTTCAATGGCATATTTAAAAAGCATGTCGTCACAGTCTAAATGTGCAATTAACTCCCCTGTCGATTTATCAAAAGCTTGCTTGCGGTTTTTAGGAATTCCTAAATTTTTTTCGTTTCTATATGTTTTAATTCGCTCGTCATTTTTTGCAAGTGCTTGTGCTAATTCCCACGCGCCATCAGTAGACCCGTCGTCGCTTATGATCAACTCCCAATTATCATACGTTTGATTTATCACACTATCAATTGCTTGCTTTAAGTATTGAACGTTGTTAAATGAAATCATTAGTACTGAGACAAGTGGTTTTGTCACGCCTTGCTCCAGTCGTAGTCGTCGTCCTCTTCACCAGCGCGTGCGCGCTCTTCAAAAATGTATTTGGGTTGGTAGTTTTGTGTGTAGTCGATCCATGCCTCTTCGTAGCGCATGTACTCTGTGTTTGGAATGAAGAGGGGCGTCAGGCGCCCGTCCTCTTTGACTGAACCTAGACAACGTGTGGCGGGTGTGCGCGTTGCGCGCCACACCTTTCTCGCCCGTCGCACACGTAACCACGCCTCCCTGACCTCCTCGGTCCACTGTGCCGCCTTCTCGGGCGGTAACTTCTTTAGGTTGGCTTCGTATTGCATGCGCTCGTTGTCTGTCATATCACTCCTTTGGTGTCAACATTTTGCCTTCAGCAATGGCGGTTTTGAGCACGCCAATGAAAGCAAAATTTAGCAGGTACTTGGTTGCCAGTGGCCCCATGTTGATGTTGCAGTCACAGGACCCGTCCTCATTTTCTTTGACGTTCTCTACCCGTATGTAGTCAAAATCTTTAAGGTCAACTTCTGAGATCATAATTAACTCGCTAGTTTGTACAGGCCGACGTTTGCAAACGCGTAGCCTAGGTACGTTAGACACATGGGTGTGTTGCCCTTGAGCCCCTGCTCAACTGCCACGCCCGCATAGATCAGCCCCGTCAGGGCTATTAGCCACCCGCTCATACTCAGCCTCCACCAGTTTAGTAAACTTCCTTAACTCTTTGTCATAGTCGCAGGACCAGTCTATCGTGGCGCCCTTAGGCTTCCAGTCACAGTCCGACCACATGACAAAACCCGCCTGCTCTGCTAATTGTAGCATCTTAGCACGTTTCATGCCAACCCCCTGTATTTTAGTTCCGGTCCAGTGTACGTGGTGGCTTTCCAGTCTGCGTGGTAGGCGCTCTTGACCTTCATGGCCTCGTACTCGGCCGCCTTCTTGGCCCTTGTGGCCGCCTTGTACGCGTTGACCTTGTCCCTGTTAGCTTGGGCCCACTCGCGCTCCATTAGGCGCTTACGCTCTAAACGTTTTTGGTTTGCCTCCCATACGTCCCGAATGTCACCTTTAGCCATAGTTCCTCTCCTTCAGTTTAGCCTCTGCCCATTTTACCCCGTGTAAAAACGCCACGTCGCCAATGTAGATGTCAGGTATCTCGCGCTCTGAGATACCCCTCCATGGGCGCGCGTACTCCTGAATGTCGTCGTCGTCAAATTTGGGTTTTGTGTCTGCGTCTCTCATGTTAGCCCTTTCTTCGCGCATGGTGCGCGTTGTGCGAACACTGCCGCCAGTAGGTGGTCCGCGCCCCTGTTAGGCCCGTGGTACCGCTCTAGTCCCTCTTGCGTCCACTTGATCAGCGTGTCCCTCGTTGGCGTCATGCCGGTTGGGCAGTGCACGATCCCCGTCATGGCGTCGTACGCGCCCTGCACGTAGCCGGTGGCCTGCACCGCCTGCGGGGTGTACTGGTGTTTGAGCGCGTCTTTAAGTTGCATGATAGTCAACTGTTGAGAGTAAGCGCTCACTTCAAATAGGGCGCATCCTGTGATGATGAGGGCTTTAATTACGCGGTTCATGTCTTTGCTCCATCTCAGCCGCTAGGCTGTTTAGTTGGTCGTGTGCGTCGGGGTTCCATATTGCGTCGTCTAGCGACGGGCCTGTTAGGGTCGTGTTGATGGTCCACCTGTCTGCCTCTCGGGTAAACAGGGGCCGCAGGTACCGGCCCAACATGGCGTCGTCCACCAATCGGTCGGCTCTTGCCCGCTCCAATTCGTACGACCGCTTATAGGCCTCCACCAGTTGTATCATTCTGTCAATCATAATCTTCTTCCGTTATTTGGTCTTTCTTGTACGCGTCCAGTGACACCGGTTGCCTCTGACTCACCACCAGTCTGTCGCGGACCCTGCTCTCTGACAGGCCCGTCAACTTGGCCACCTCTTTGGGTGTGGCCTCCCTGTTGAGCACTTGGGCCAACTCGGTCTCCACCCGCTTGATCTTGCGCAGGTCCTCCTGCACCGACACCGGCACGTGAATGAGTAGTGCCTTATTCTCTACTGCTCTGAGCACTTGGCTCTTGATCAGTGTGCGCGCGTAACTCGCAAACCTTCCCTGCGGTTTCCACCTGTGCGCGGCCTTCATCAGGGCTATGTAGCCCTCCTGCAGTAGGTCGTCTCGTGTCATGCTCCCCGTCATGTCCCACTGTGGCAACTTCTGCACGATGTACACCACCAGTCCCATGTTGGCCTCCACCAACTGGTCGTGGGCCTCCTCGTCACCCTGCACGATCCGGTGGTGTAGTTCGATCTCTTGTTCTGCCGTCAGTAGCTGTCGTCTCATTGTCGTTCCAGTGTTAGTCGCTCAATGTGGCGCGCAAACTTAATGTCTCTCTCGCTCACGTCGTTGGGGTCGCACTGGTACACCGCACTGGCGCAGTCGATAATTTCACTGGTTGTTAGTAGGCGCCCATGCTCGTCCTCTATGGCCTTGTTGCGCCTTAAAATTTCTTGGCGCACCAACTCCATGCGCAGTTTAGACTCGTTTTCTGCGTCGTTAAATTCTAAATTCATAGGTCGTACTCCTCGTCGATTACAGGCCACACTAGCAGTGGGGTGTCTTTGCCAATATACGCGTTATCTATGTTGAAGTCAATGAAATCCAGTGCCTCGTCGCGCGTCATGCCGTCCCTATTTATAAGTATGCTTACGATCTTATCGCCACTGTACACAAACACAGGCACACGTTCACCTGCTTGGTGCGTCAGGGTTGTCCCTATGATCGCCTTGTCTAAGTCGGTCCATCTTTTCATCTCGGTCCTTTTCCAGTTGTTTTCTAAGAACATACCTTGCGTCGGGCCTGCTTGCAAACCACCTGCTCAGTCTATTGTCGTCATCCTGTAATAGCCCTACAGACCATCCGGTCTTTTTAACGTCTTGTCGTGCCATGTTTTGGTCCTCGCTGTTCAGGGTGTTCAGGTTGTCGGGGTTATTTATTTATTATTTAAAAAAAAAAAAAAAAAAAAAAAAAATCAAAAATAGTGTTTAGACCCCGACACCCTGAACACCCTGAACAAGAACAGTACTAAAGTACTCATTTTAGTCAAAGTAACAGATGACGGCCAGTAAAACCACAGCCCACCGCGGTTGTTTGGCCGCCCACAGGGCCAATACACCAAATAAGCCGGCCAGTGCCATCAGTACACCACCTTGATGGGTGTATCCGGTGGGATACAGGCCTTAAAGGCCTCTATGGCCTCTAGGCGCGAATTTCCGAAGTACTGACGGCCTGACCCTGTCCAAACTACCCACTGCTCTGCCACAGCGTTATACGCCACGTGTATGTTGATCATGTGATCTTCCCTTCATGGACTAAATGCTCAAATGTGTCAAACAAACGCTGAAACCGGATTTTGTACAACTCCTGCATGCCTAGCAGAGTGTTCATCATGCGGTCTTGGTCCTCGTACAGGGCCTCTGTGTTGTAGACCATGTCTAGGTCGTCCACCACACCCCAACACTCCATGATCCTGTCTTCCAGTGTGAATCGGGTAATTGGTTTAATCATGTTGCGCTCCGGTTTAGGGTTTTCCCCAGTAGTTTAAACAGGTCGTTTTGTGTGGCCTCTTGTTGGCCTCCTGCGATTAAACGCTCAATGTCTGCCAACTGCTCGGGGCTCATCCATTGGGGTTGGGTCACAATGTAACCCCAATCGCGCAGGTAATCGGCCACCTCGCGCACGTCGTAGTCTTCTAACGCTTTCATGCTGTCTCCTTCTTTTCCACCTTGATGGCCAGTAAATGCCTGTCTCCCAACATGCGTACAGATTTTACCCACTGGCGCATGTTGTGCCTTGCTGTGCTCTTTGGCACCATGTCGTGCACAAAAAGTGTGCGCACGTGTTTTAACATTGTTGTGTTCATTTGATTTCCTCTACGTCTTCAATGTGCCAGTCGTCGGGGTCACAGTGTGTGTCAAATGACGCCCCGTCTAGCTTCTTGGCCAACTCATACGCCTCGTCTAGGCTGTTGGCCTCAATCTCTGCCTCACACATGGCACTGTACGACGCGCGCACCTTGAACTTGCGTTTTGGTGCCTCGGGCCAGTCTTCTTTGTAGATGTGGATCGGGTTGTCGTTATGGTCATACACCTCCACCCACAGTGTGCCTAGTGTCATGTGCACTGCCACCCACCCGTTATCTTTGCCGATCAAAACCTCTGCGCGATTAGGCGCGTGCTGTTTTGCTAGTACTGTCATTTTGTTTTCTCCTCTTTTTTAATCTGATCACGTGTGGCGTCAATTTCTAGTCGTATTCTGTCCAGTCGATCCCAGTCACCCTCTTCAAAATATACCTTGTCGATGGCCAATAAATGCGCTAGGTGTTCTTCCAGTGTGGTTAGGGTAATCATGCTTGTTGCTCCTTTGTGAATTTAACGGCCGCATTCCATACGACCCACGCGTCCTCGATGGCGTCCCACTTGTATGCCGGCATGAGCACACAGCGATCCGCAGGCTTGACTGGATATTGCTCAAAAAATTCTGCAAAGTCCGGCATTGTGACGTTTACGATGCTGTACAGGTACGCGTTGGAAAATGCTTTTTGTTCTGCGTTCATGCTGTCACCTCTCGTTGGTAAACTGTGTAAATATACTGTTTGGCCTTGTTCAGGTTGTCGTGGTGTTTGGTGCCCTTATCCATGGTCAACATGGTAACAGGGCGCCTGTCCTGTGGTAGGGCGCGCAGGTCACCCAAGGTCACCTTGCCGACGCACTGGCCGTCAAAGAATACGTCGTAGCCCTCGCAGGCTCGGTCGATCTTGTACTCGATCATGTGGCCTCCTGTGTGTATGTGTTGCCTGCCAACTTGACTGACAGGATGGTCTCGCGGTTGATCGCGCGGTACTCTTCCTTCTTAACGTCGAACACTGTCAGGTACTTGTCCGCGTCCAACTTGGACGTGCCACCCTTCAGGTACTTTGTGACGCCTAAACGGCACAACATTGTGCGCTCTGTGCCGTCTTTCTTGACAAACACCACGCTGACAAAACGGCCGTTTGATTCGGCCACGATAGATGCTAGTTCTTTGCTGTCCATGGTTTTCTCCTTAAATTTCATAAATAACTACGTTGGGGTCAATCTTCATCAGGTCTTTTGCCGCACCTGATAACATGCGGTACTTCATCTGCGCCTCTGCGTGGCTGATCTCGCCATCACAGTACAGGTTTTCGGGGCTTAGTTGAATGTCGATCAACTCTGCTATCTGTTGTCTGCCTTCCGGTGTGTCGATTGTCAGGGCAGGGTTGCCGAAAATCTTGCGCCAGTCGTTTTCTGCTTTGATAAATTTCTGTAACTTTTTCATGGTTTGCTCCTTTGTACTACTATGGTCAATTGGGGGTGAATTAGGGCATGTTCCTAATGTAGTCTAATGAATACGTGACGTACCCCACAAACTCCGATGGGATTAAGTAACTGTCGTAATGGTGCAGGGCCAAGTGATTCTCAATCTCGTTGGGGTCCATAAGGGCCTTCTCGTCGATCGAATGAATGATCACCATGGGCTCAATGTCGTGCTCTGTCACACCGAACTGGCCATGTGTCATCATGCCAAACCAAACCATGACCTTGGGGGTTTGGTCGGTCTCTGCTCTCAGGTAATCGCGCACTGTGTCCATGTCCTCTGCGCTCACTGTCCACGCAGGGATGCCACCATCCAAGATCAGGCCTCCTGCACCACGACCCCACTTGTCGGTGCCTAGGATGGTGGACACATAGTAGCGTGTCACAAACTGGCCGTACTCGCAGTGTGGGTACCGGCCGTCGTAGAACTCGACCAGTGGCTTGTCCTCGTCGTGTGTCAGGCAGAAGTCACGTCCGTACTTGTCACCCTTGCGCAAAATGCGCACGTTGAATTTGTCTACTGTAATCATTCTGTTGTCTCCTCGACAAATTGTTCCTGAAATGCGGCCAGTATGAACAAGCTCATCTTGTCCTCGATACGCTCCTGCGTTTCCATAGACAGCGTGCCGTTGGCACGACGCGACCTAATTTCTTTGGCCACGCCTGCAATTTTAAACAGCGTGCTGAACTCACGTGCCCTGTTGCACAGGCCGTTGTTGTACACGTCGTAGTAGCAGTTAACTGCGCGCCTGAAAGCCTCCAAATGCTTGTTGGCGCCCTTGGCGTCCTCCACCACGCCAAAAATTGGCAGAAGCTTTTCTAACGCGTCGGCCTGCGCTTGATAACGGCCTTGGCCTGTCCAGTATGTTTTATCCATGGTTTTCTCCTTTAATGAAATTCGTAAATGACAATGTGTTCGACTCTGAAGTCTTCATACTTACAAAAATAAGTCTGAATTTCAGGAATATAAAAGCCCGCATTCTTGGCGTTGATTAGTGTTCTTTGCATGGTCTGCTCCTTAAAATGGAATGTCCTCGAATTCTTCTGTTGCCTGCTTGGGCGCTTTGTACTTTGGGTAAATGTAAACGTCCCACACGTCATGGTCGATGTTCTCTTCAAAATAATCGTTGATCAGGCCCTCGGCCTCTTCGCGTGTCTTGCAGGCCTTGAGCACGTGGGGCATGGTGCCCATGGGCGCGTCGGTGTAGGGGCAGTAAGACAGGGATTCGAAAATCACCACGTATTTACCGGCCTCGTGGTGCGCACGCACCTCGTCCATGGTGCGTGTGATCCGGTCCCACTTGTCTATTTTGCCCTGCTCGTATGCTGATTGGTGTGCGTTCATTATTTTGCCCCTTGTGCTTGGTTGAATCGTTTGAATGCGTCGTAACGCAGGACCGCGTTTAGGTAATTGAAGTAGGTCTCGTGGCCACCGGCCTCCCACTCGTCCGAGGCCTTGCACTGCTCTTCGTACGATGGGAATTCTAGTGTGGTGAACTGGCCTGCTCTGTCGATGATGTACAGTGGAAATTTTCTCATGGTAGGTGTCTTTCGTATTGTTGGGCAAAACCGATAACGTGCGCATTTAGGCGCTCTTGATTAGTTAACTCAGCAAACAACTCGTGTTTGATCAGGCCGTCGCGCACCTTGGGCGCCAAGGTCCAAATGACAAACTTGTAGTCTCCGTTGAAGTATTCAACGGCCACACAGACACCATGTGCACTGCACTTGGTATCGTCCAAGGCCTTGTAGGCCATCTTTTTGTAGTAAATGAAACCTCCGACGTCGTCGGTGTATGGTCGTGCTGTTGTCATCTTGGTGCGTCCTCGTAATTGTCAGGGTTAAACTTGGGCACCTTGGTGCCCTTGTCCAGTGGGTTTGGGAATGGGGGGAATGGCCACGTTGTCATGGTTTCATTACGTAAATAAAGTAATAAAACAACGGGCCGCCTATCAGCGCGGCCAGTATCAGGGCCTCGATAAACTCTCTAAGGTATTTCATGCTTTGAATGCCTCTTTGATCTTGTTGTACTCGAATTGCGCTGTGTTCAGGTCGTTGCGCTCGCTGACCACCTCTTCGCGCGTTTGGCCCTCGCTATGGTTATCGTGCAAGTACTCGGCCATTTGTAACAGCAGGCCGACATTTAATTCGCGCCACTGTTTTTCTGTGATTGTGATTGTCTTCATTGTTTTCTCCTGTTGATACTACTATGGTCAATTGGGGGTGAATTAGATGAAAAAATTGCCCTGCCTGATTGAATCGAAAATATCAGTGATCGCGACGTATTCACCATACGCGACGGCCCTGTCAAAATCTGTTTTGTCCTCGATTTGGTTTGTGCCGTTGTCAGGCACAAAACCCCACATGTCCTCCATGCGGGTTATCTCGGTCTGTAGTTGGTTGAGTAGGTTTTGCTTGTTGAATCGTGCGCGGACTGTCATGTTGTGCTCCTTAACTGTTTGATGAATTTGATCAGGCCGGCCTTGTTGGGCTCGACGCATGGGGCCTGTATGTATTTGCCTGCGTAATTACTGCCACTCCATTTGTCGTCGTGCTCGAAGACAAAATCGTCGTATCCCAATGCGTTGCGAATGCCAACTGCACTGGTGTTGAATCGGTCCATCAGGTCCGACACAAAAATGCGTCGGCCTGTTTCGATGTATTGGTCGAGCACGTATGCCCTGATCGCGTCTGCGTTTTTCACGACGCCACCCACTCTTCGTAGGTTTTGAGGGGCGCGCCCTCGCGTGTAATGTCGCCACCTTTGCCGTCGTCAGCACAGGCCAAGTAGATTTGATACTCTTGGTCGTTGGTGCCTCGGGCCTGCGTTTGCCAGTCTTGTGTGTACTCTAATTGCATGGTTTGCTCCTGTTGATACTACTATGGTCAATTGGGGGTGAATTGATCTGCAATGGCCTGCACGCAGGCCATCACGCATCATTTTGCCGGCACGTAATAACCCTGCACTCGCGTGCGTGGTCCGCATTTGGCCATGTCCAACTGTGTGCCGTTGATCAGGGCAAACACATGGCCGGTTTTGTTGATCACTAGGCGCTCATGCTTGGCGCCATCTTCGCGCATAAACTGCGCCAGTGTGGGCCTGTCGTTGCGTTTGATATATGTCAGGCCCTTGCTTGCGTAGGCCCTGACCACGTCCGCACGTGGCACGCCACGTCGATTCTTACGGCCAAATGAGGCCATGAGCGCGTGCGCCTCACTGTATGGCATGTCGGCCACGTGGGCCAATGCGCGCACTGTGCAATCACGCGCCTCTGTCACGTGCCGGCCGTCCGGCACTGTCTTTTTGAATTTAACCATGGTGTGCTCCTTAGTTTGTAAAAAATCCGTCGATGCGGTAAATGTGGCCGTCGGTGCCTTGCAACAGGGCCTCTAATTCTGCTTTGTGGGCGCTGTCCATGTTGAATGTCAACGTTTCCCATTTGCGTGTCTGCGCATTCCAGTTAATGGCCACACCATACTCACGTGGGTAAAAGTGACTTTTTGAATGCATGCGACGTTGAAATGCGTATAACTTGTCCATGGTGTTTTCTCCTGTTTTGTTGCTGATACTACTATGGTCAATTGGGGGTGAATTGATCTGCAATGGCCTGCACGCAGGCCATCACGCATCAATTATGCTGTCGCGCGCTGTTCTGTGAAACGTCGGGCCTTATTGCCATGCACAATGATCACAGGGCTTGCGCCAGTGGATTTGGTCGTGCCGTTGCACGCGCCACACGTGTCACACAGTTTGCGCTTACCGGCCTCTTCACTGGCAGGGCACACAAATTCGCGCTCCTGTAGGGCCTCGGTGGCCAAGCGAATGCGGAAATAACGCAGGCCACTGGCGCGTGCCTGTTGGGCCTCTTCTACTGTGTCTACACTGGCCATGGTCAATTGTGCAATGTCTGCGCGATGGTCCATGGGCAGGGCCTCGTTGGCCCACTGGTGTGTGTACCCTGTACGGCCGACGGCCTGTGCTGTCAGGGCCTGCCATACGTTGGCCGGCACAGCGGCAGGGTCACCATACGTGCCGAGACGCACCATGCGTCCGGCCACCATGGTGCCCACGTCGGCCGGTGTGGCGTCGGGGTACTTACCGGCCTGCATGGTTTTGAAAACCACTGTAGGACCTTGGGCCACGACCACGTAGCACGCGCCACCTAAAAAGGGCCGGTGTTTGCAATTGCCACAAATGGCGCTGTCCGCACCAGTTTGGACGGCCAGTGTAGGGCGCATGTCGTCGCGCAGAATATAGGTCTGCACCATATTTCCTGTCTTGCGATTACTGGACCCAAGCAGGGCAATGGCCACAATTGGTGTGCCGTCCAGTAACGAGGGTCCGCGATAAATTACAAAGCCGGTGGGTTTTTTCATGGTGTGCTCCTGTTGTTGAAAATAATCTGCAATGGCCTGCAAGCAGGCCATCACGCATTATTTGCTTGTGATGTAGTACTGGACGTTGCTGTTTTTCTCGTCACCTACATACTGCAGGTCGTCCTCGTCGGTGGGGACCCAATACTGTGGTCCGCGTTTTTTGGCATAGTCAACGATGGCCTGACGCGTGATGCTTTTCGCGCTGTAGTCTAGCGACATGGCCTCGGCCTTGTCGTTCAGGTCCATACGTTGGACCATGATCTTGGCCGAACGTGTGTTTGTTGCGGGTTTGTATGTTGCTTTGAAAAGGGTAATGATTGCCATGATGGCCTCCTGTTTGGTTGGTAACACTGATATGGTCAATTGGGGGTGAATTGATCTGCAATGGCCTGCACGCAGGCCATCACGCATCGATTAAACCTTGTCGAAAATTGCGCAGTCACTGAAATTGCCAAGAATGCGCGTCTTGTACTGCTCACCATTGATCAGGACAATGTCGCCATTTTCCAATGGTTTCATGCTGTTCAACCGGTCGCGATGGGCAATGTCTGCCTCGCTGTAATGGCCCTGTAAACAGGCCGAATGTTGCAGGGCCCAATAAATGCCGTCGCCTGTTGTCTTGTAGTCCTTATACAAGCTTGCTTCGCTGTAGATGCCACGTGTGCGTGGCAGGTTAATTGTGAACACGTTGTCGCGGTCCATTGTGTGCTGTGCTTCGTTGATAGTTTGCATGGTGTGCTCCTTTAGGGGTTTGGTTTACTTACACTATCATGGTCAATTGGGGGTGAATTAGGATCCGCATTAGACGATCTTCTAAGGCAATGATGCAGGGCACTATATTAGTGCAATGACGCTAGACAGGCCCCTAGGCCTCGCGTGCGCATTGGTAATGCGAATTGTTCTCATTGACGTTTCATGCAAATTGCCGCGTTGGCATGCTTCTTGCTTGGCTAGCAACATACGTGCCACTGTGCCTTGGCATGCTTCTTGCTAATAGCACAATGCGTGCCATGCCACGTTGGCACGATACTTGCTAGCCATGCAAGATACATGCCAGCTTGGCGCGCATACTGTACTCGGTAGGGTATGCGCCTCGGTGGGTACTGTACCCAGTAGGGTATGCAGGCCAAGCGGTACTATACCCAGTAGGGTATGCGACCAAGCGGGTACTATACCCCGTAGGGTATGCGCGATACCCCGTAGGGTATGAGGGGGTGTTGTTTTTTAGCGACACCCCATTTAGGGTCCCATCGGCAACCCGGGGCGGGGGGCCCCTACAGACAGCAAGTTTTTGCAATTTCTGTATTTTTTTTACATATAGGTTAACAAAACACTTTATTTGTTAACGTATAAGTTTACAAATATACCCCCGGGGGTATATAGACCCTGCTGTCAGTGTGGGTATTTGTAACACCCTAGACCTCATAGTTTCAAAACTGTATACCTAAGTACTCATGTTGTTCAGGGTGTTCAGGGTGTCGGGGTCATATCTCTATATTTTATTTTTTTTTTTTTTTTTTTTTTTTTTAAAAAAAAAAAAAAAAAAAAAAAAACCCCGGCTCTTAAACAAAACCCAATTTTTGGGTTAATAACCCCCCCCCCCCAAAAAGGGGCCAAAAAAAAC